AATCAACAGGGATATATACATCATTCGTAAAAGTATTTAATCCTGAATTTAATGATTTTAGCGCAGATTCTCCAACAAATTTCATTGTGGAACCGACGATTCTAAAAATCTTTAGCTTCGCTTTTCCTCCACCAAAAGGACCGACATGAACACACCAAGTTTTAATCGCACCGTCTCCAGAAATTGGAGTACGAGCGAATATAGATGTAGTCATATTAGTATATCCGCCGGACCCACTATCGATACACGGATCTCCGCCACTTATCGTCATTTTATCCCACCACTATCTTTATTTTTTTACCGCTAGCTACGTGCAATTCCATATCGCCTGCATTATTTTTGAGATACGTGTTCGAATCAGCAATGCCAATCTCTCCATTCACTTCCAATTTTCTACCGGGACTCGTTGTACCGATACCGACATTGCCTCCGCTGTCTTGAAGGACAAGATTCATTCCAGTCTGGGTATTATAGTCATGTGCCAATATTCTTCCAAATCCGTATACTGTACCTGGTGCTTGCAGAAGAATAGCTTTCCTGTTAGCGCCCCCTCCGTTACTGACAATGAACCGTGCTCCTGTATCTTTTGCTACTTCAAGCGGTTCGTTTGGATTCGTTGTACCGATACCGACATTGCCAGATGGATCGATCTTCATATGGGTTACACCTTTCGTTTCAAGTAACACACTGCCACCTGTACTATCAGCAGTTGATAAGTACAAGTTCCCGAGCTCGCAGAGAGCAACCATATCGTTGCCAGTCGTGTAAAGTTTACCCCTCCATGTACCGCTTTGTTTAAATTGTACTGCAGGATCGGTCTTTTCAATGGAAAGGTTGCCGGACATTATGTTACTACCGCTCAGATTCAGTTTTGCATTAAGTGCGTTCTGCAGATCCGTCTGATTGCTCAGCGTGCCGGTGATTGCACCCCACACAGCAGCGCCTGTGCCGATCTCCTGCCACAGATCGTTTCCCTTTCCGATATACAGCTTGTCAGTATCGGTAGCCCAGTATGTTGCCCCCTCCTCCGGGGTTGCTGACTTGGAAGCATCCAGTCCCCGGGGCAGTTTTAATCCGTATGCGAGATCCCAGACATTCACAGGCGACTGCGCTTTGGTCATGAAACCGCCCACGCCGACGATATCAGACTTGCATAGCCCCTCATCATCAGTCACATAGTCCCAGTTCCTTCCAGTGATCATGCTCACGATAGACTTGTTTGTGCCCATTGAGAGATTCTGAAGCATCGTGTTATTTCCGCCGTATCTCCAGAGATAGTTACCCTCACCGCCGCCTGCGACGATCTCGACATCGTTGTAGTATGCTTTCCCGGTGCCGTATGTCCGCAGGTTGATATCCTTGTCAGGTGCAGCCGTGATATCAAGCCCGATCCGTGACATGATCCGATCAAGGATGAGCTCACGGTTGTTTTCCATGAACTTCAAGAATGCTTTTTCCAGCGCCTGCTGCTGTTCATTCGTGTAGGGTTCCATTAGTCTTCATACTCCCAATCGTAGTTATATTGCTGAAGCGTAAGCGACTCATGCACTCCCTTGCCTGCAAAACGATATTCTTGACGAATACAGAAAAAGTCCGTGGCTGCTGCTGCCAGCTCATCATAGATATTCACAGTCTTGCCTATCAGGTCAGTGTAATCGATCCAGGAAGGTAGCAACTCAAACGATGCTGTAATCATAGGGGCATGGTACATACGAACCTGCTGGATAGCATAATCGTCTGCATCGCCCTGTGTTGTGATATCGTTCTTCAGCAGCGCTTTTGCTTTCGTGCCGTAGTCGTTGATACTTTTTCCTGCAATCGCAAACGTACATTCATCAACGGTGATCTTGCAGCCTGAGAAGCTGTTCACCTCGAAAGCTTTCACAGCGCCGCCGCTGAGTGTCGCAAAGCGGTTGTTTGAGAAATGGAATCTTGTGGAATATGCAGGCACTTCCAGGAAGAATCGCTCGTGGATCTCTTCAGGTGGAACACCATCATCAGCGCCGTTGATCAGGACGTTACCTGTCTTGTCAGATCCTGTTGTGTTTTCTATCTTGATCCTCAGGTATCGCCTCTGTGCAGGCTGATTAGTCGCATAGAATTCTTCCGAGTTGGTAGGTATGCTGGTCTCTACAAGGATCTGTGTTGTAGCCTCCTGTCCTGGCACGGTCCTGTATAATTTGCTCTCAAGGCCGCCAGAGCCGTACACCCTGCATACGTTCAGCAGCCTTGAGTAATCTTTCTCTAATGTTTTAGGCGCTGCTAATTGAAAATTCTTGTATATCTTTGTTGCAGCTTGATCAGTGTTCACCATCTGCGGAATTATGTAAATGTAAAATTCGCTTTGCAGTGCATCTATCTTTACAGCCCATTCCCCGATATGTACTGTCTCTTCGATATCTAAAACTTGCGTCAGGTCCTGCAGAGCTGCAAGGATGGTTTTGCCTGTATAGTCCCTGCTGATCTGTGTACCGAACAGACCCGCATCGTAGTAAGGCAGCTTAGAAGTATCGTATTTGTAGATCGCCTTTTTCGTGATACCGTAATCATTAGCGATTCGGCACAGGTCTGTGAAAATTGCATTTATTGTCTGATCTGTATAATCAGCGCCGTCATCTGGATCAAGTATAACGCCTGCAAGCTCTTTATCCCATGAAACTCCTGTTACTGAAAAGTTACTTTTGTTGTTGCCTTTGAAGCGGTAATCAGGATCTCGGATGAAGCCATCGAAGATCTTCGTAGAATTTGCATATAAGCGCACAGGCCGGATCTTCTGAAGCTCTGTATCCAGCGAAGAGCGCTTACTCTCTATTCGCAGCATATCGCCTGCGAAAATATCCCTCTGGAGAGTAATTATTGCGGAGCGCTGGCTGTCGTAGACTGATGAATAAGAGCCTGAGCCGAAGCCGTCAGGGCTTTTTACATATACCTGCAGATCAACTGACATTGTTTAAGATATTCGCCTGTCAGTTTAAAAAGCTGAAAAAGAATATTATGGGTTATTTTCCAGGAAATAATGCAAAATTATATATATGATAAATAATTTAATATAGAGCATGGAACAGAAAGATGTTGAATTGGTTGAAGCAATCCCATTCCCATGGATTATAGTGCCTATAGTTTTTGGAATCCCTGGCGGGATCACTGCCTATCTCGCAACTCATGATAGAGATCCTGAACAGGCCCGCGTAATGCTTGAAACAGGGACTGGAATATCTTTTCTCTGGCTCTTTTTCATTGTGGTGTGGTATTTCTTCTAAGTCACGTTTCCACGGTTTATCGTTGTCACTATTTTTTCTTCCATCAGTCGCTCAAGCGTCCGTCCGTCCAGCTCTATGTTGATGGTCTGCTGCATAGGCATATATGGTCTTTCAGGTTCGAATTTTGGCCTTGGCGGCAGGGCTAACACCTGTTTCTTGATTTCTGCCCCCTGAACCTTGGCAAGCGATTCTTCAAGCGTCCTGGAAGGCTGGAATGTAGCACCGGGTATTACGGAAGGCGTGGGCACACCGGCGCCGGTATATGAGCGCATCCTTACCCCGGTCGCAGCAACATCTGCCGCCTTCGTTCTTTCTGTGTTGATCAGCCGCTGTATCTCAAGCTCCTTCTGCTGATACTCAGCTTTCGCTTTTGCTGCAATGATCGCATCCCCGTCTGCATCAGCCTTTTCCCATGCAATCCTTGCGCCGTCCTGCTCGATCTTGAGTAGATCTCTTGCATATCTCAGCCGTTCCTGCTCGATAAGCTTGGCCTTCTCTGCCGCAGATCCGGGGCCTGCTGTAATGGCTGCAATGGTTGCCTGAAACTCAATCTGACGTTGTTCTGCACGCATTGCTGCAGATCTCATTCTTTCCTGCAGTGTCTCGACCTCACGTCTGAGCCGCTCAGCCTCCTCACGGGCATTGCTGAAGTTTGAGGTCAGCGAATCACCAAGAAGATCGGTTGCTGTCTGTGCCCTGGCTGCCTGAGTGGAGAGATAGTATAGCCCCCCAGCAAGAGCAGATAATATCAGCAGTTCCGGCGCCATCGCTCTTATCCTGGCCGTCGTCAGCATTGTAGCGATCTCTACTTTCTTGAGCTGTGCGATCATGTTGGTAGCGAACTTCACAGCCAGGGGTATCTGCCCGACCATCGTTACCCCGATCATTCCAAGCGATATGTTAGCCCCCATGTTGGCCTTATCGAGATTGTTCTGTGATCTCACGAGTTCATTGTTAGCTATGAAAGCTTCTCTTGAGTTCTCGCCATACTTCGTCACGGCTTCATTGTACCGTACCTGTGCGCTTGCTAATGTGGCCTGAGCATTTGCCACGTTGAGCTGGGAGATCTCGATGCGGTCAAGAGATGCCATGAAGACCTGCCCCATATGTCCGACTTGCTGCAAACTATGAGCGGATGCAGAGATACGGTCTGCGAATGATTGAGTAGCCACGGCGGCCTGCTGATTAGCTGTGGCGACCTGTTGAGTGACTGTCACTGCACTTTGCCCGGATGCCTTATATTCTTTCCACTCAGCTCCGATACGGCGGATAGCTGCAGTATGTGCATCAGCATGTGATAGGCCCTGTGCAAAGCCTTCTTTCATGTAAGGCCCCATCTTGCCCTTGATGAACTGAGCCCAGGACATGGTTGCAGCTTCTGCCTGCTTGATGTTGTTTGTTAGATTGTTTACGTCTGCTGCTGCTGAATCTAATGATTCAAAGCCTTCCTTACGCGCTGATATTTTTACAACGATATCCTTTATTGATTCAGGCATAATCTTGCTCCTCTTGCTGCGGTTTTTCTCTTTCTCTCATGCTGTTCAGCACCATCATGTAAGCTGAAAACGGCAGGTTCAGCACGTAATCAAGCGGCTGACCCCATTTGATCGCTATCGTTGCTATGCTGTTCACGAATTGTCGCTCTGATTCTTCGACACTAAAGGGCTATCGCCTTCTTCTGCTTCTGTCTGAGGGAACAGCGCGACCAGATACAGATCCAGCTCTACCCCGAACTGGAAATAAAAAACAACAGCGTTTGCGTCTATCGCTTCTTTGATCTCTATAGGAAGCTTTGCCCTCTCGATAAGCCGATCTGCAAGCGCCATCACCGCATTGTTCTTGAGCTGGACAGCCTCAAGCGATGCACTGCCGTAGCCGCGCAACACAGCATTCAGGAGATCGAAATCTGCAACCCGGGGGCAGGGTAAGGAGATCTCCTTACCTGCAAACAGGATCTTGAGATCCTGCCCCTTGAGATACTTCAGCATTGTTTAGGTCACCGCCATGACCTCAACCGGCGGCTTGAACGAAAAGTTGAAAGTTTCATCATGCTTCCCGCCGACATTCAAGCTGCCTCTCGTTCCAAGGAACTTCACCTCTGCTAAGATCGTTCTCTCTGCCTTGGTAAGATCAGGCTTTGCGTCCTGTATTGCAAGCAAGCAGGGAGTCTCAGAATCAGCATAGCCTTCGATCAGCGCAACCTCAGTCTTGTTGTTCCGCAGCAAGCTTACGCTGCCAGTACCTTTCCTGGAGACAAGATCTGTAGTTACTACTGTGCTGTTGAGTTCTTCCCAGTCGTCTGTAGTGGCATCCGTGCTATACTCAATGCCCTGCTGTATCCTCATATCCGCTTTTGCGGTTTTTGGATATATAATCTCTATAACGCTGTTAGCAATACCTGTTGCCGTGATCACATATGTTTTTGTCCCACCTGTGACCGAGGTGGGTGTAACCTTCGCCCCGTTTGCATAGACGCGGTGATACGGTTTGTTGTTCGCATCTGCCACGGTATCAAGCAGCGGAGTATCTGTTACCACAAAATCAGTCTGATTACCTGAACTATCTGTATAAACTTCCTTTCGGCATTCATATAATTTGACCCATGCATGTTTTGCTCGTGTTGGCGCTACCAAATATTATCACCTATATGAATAATATTCGACTGTAGCGTTATAAAGCTGAAAAAAGGAAATGAAAAGTCAATTATCAACGAACACAACGATCCGCGCTTCCAGCCCGGTAACGATCTTGTTCTGCAGCAGCGTGCTTGTGATCCTGCTGCTGTAGCACTGCGCATCTGCTGCCTTTCCGTTCAGCGAAGGATCAGCACGGATAAGCGCCTTAAGCGCATAGTCCTTCTTGTTTAAGTTGACCTCATGACCTGTATAATCGAGGTAATACACCTCAACCTGATAAGTGAGCGTGTCTTCTGTCAGCGCCTCATCAAGCTCTGATTCTTTTGTTTCTCTCTCGATCTTTGCGATAAACATGCACGGAAAAACAGCATTCTCAAGCGTCATGGTGTTGAGATATACATTTCCCGAAGCGTCCGCAAATTCCGCATCCGCTATGATCTTTGCTTTTATAGCATCCGTTATATCATTATACTTTGTGTTTGTCATTAATTGAGTCCTCCACAGCCTTTAAGAAATATCCTGTAAGCGCATTTTCAGTGAGTGGATCCTCTACAGTACTTCTCAGGAAGCTTCGTTGCGGTATCGTCCTTGTACCAAACTCGTGATACGCGGCTATCCTTGATCTGTTTCCGAACACACCGACAAGCGCGACATTGCTTTTCAGGTGTCCGTAGTCTGCTGCGATCTGTGAGCGCATGAGACCGGTATCGATGAGTGGTGTGCTGCTGCCCTTTCTCCTGATAGTTGCCTGTTTGAGCGGCGGCGGGATTCCTCTTGTGATCGCGTCTTTTGTTTTCCGCTCAAGGAACATTGCAGATTTCTCAAGCGCATGCCTGACGTTAGTATCAAGCCGCTCATGAAATCCTGCAATATCTTTTGCGACCTCGAATCCTTCGACCTCGATCTTCAGGAGCATCAGTATGCTAGCCTCCCGCCGGTTTGTCGTTCTAGGTCGCTTGATAAATATGCTAGCTGCCAGAAAAACGCGCCTGCAAGCGTAGTGTCTGATGCCCAGCCGCCATGAAGACCTACGCGCCAGCCAGATCCCCCATAAAAATAATCCGTGATCTTTGTTGTGGCGCTAGCACCGACCGCAGCAGGTAAGAATCCTCTGCTTATCTTATGTAGCGTGCTCTGCCATCCGTTTGATGGTGGCAGGGCGATACCCAATGCAATATATCCTGTGGCTGTATTATCTGCGAATGTGGAATCGTTGTTCGATACATAAGGTACACGGTCATTGATATTGATACCATCAACCCATTTCAGTATGTGCCCGTACCAGTTCTCGATCCCTCTGTATGACATATACGAGCCGACTACACCGGCGCCGTTATCTACGTTGTTGGTTCCGTTCCCGTCCGAATTTGAGATGCCAGTATAATTTATGGGGTTGTGTCGGTTGTAGTTTAACCAGGACGCACCCCCCCAATCCGTCAGACCCTTACCTATCGCGCTCTGCGAATTGAACGAGGCATACTCAACAAGATACAGCAGTTGTATCGCTAAGATCAGATCGTAATCCTGCTGCCGCCATCCTGCTCCACGGTTCTTCGCTGCTGCTCTGAAATTAGCTCGTGTGCCGTAATTGATAGGTGCTTTCCCGCTCACTGATGCAAGCTTATCACCTGTTGTTGCAGTCCAGTCTTTTTCGGTCTCAACTATTGCTGAAGCAGTCTCGTCTACGAGATCTTCTTCAACTGTGATGCTCTGATCGCCTGTCGTGGCCACTGTGAATGTGCCGTTGTTGTTCGCAGTGCCTGACACCTTTATTTTATCTCCTACCTGCAACGGCGTGTACGGGTTGGTCCTGTTTGGCTGCGTTATAGTCTTTGTGGCTGCTGTGAATGTCGTTTGATCGAAAACTGGATCGTACACTCCATTTGTGTACCGTGATGCGGAGACATCATACATGACGCCTTCATATGCGCCGATATACCTTGCAGATACGTTCACCCCGTTCTTGACGAATGCAGGATGTAAAGTGAACCCGGCCTTCGCTACCGGGCTGATCTCCCATAAATGAACGCTTCCGTCATACAAATACCGGTAATAGAAGGCAGGCATTTCGACCATGACCTGGCCGTCCGTGCCGTCGATGTTTGCAGGAGAGCCGTCTGCCTTTTTCGTCGAATCAGCCGGGTCAAGGTAATACTGCACAACCCCTGCATCATTGAGAATGCAGCGCTTCATAGCTGCCTGGATCGGAAGTACTGCATTGCCGGGACTTGAGCCGACCGCAGTGCCGTGAAGCGTGCCCGTCCTGGCGTATGCATCTGCTGACTCGTCCCAGGTCACGCCGTACTGTACTATAGGATCAATCGTTCTGATCATCGCCGCCATATAGTATGCAGTAGCGCCCATGTATGTGATCTTCTCAACGCTCATGATCTCCCAGTCCACACCATCATACGTGATCCTGTCGCCCACGCTGACCACCTGCGAAGTCTTGAAATGCGCTATGAAGTCGCCGACCTGAATAAGCCCCTGCTTAACATACTTAGCGTCTGCTGAAGCTATGTTCAGCACCGCTTTGATATCAGTCTCGAACCCATATATGCCGACACCGATCTTATTTTTATAGACTATGCTTGTCCCGTACTGCTCAATAAGATTATCGAAGTTCATTTTACATCCCGAACACAAAAGCCAACACCAACGCTACAAACGCTGTGGCTGCCAGTATCTTTGCCAGGTTCTCTAAGTCCTTTTCATCACGTATGATCCGTATCTGCATCAATGCCACCTCTCGATATTGTCGTTCTCTGTCGGTGATATCGCCATCTCTGGAAACCCGCGTCTGAACTTCTGAATGAAATCAAGCATCCGTGCACGGTAATAGATATCCTCTTTCGCAAGTCCCAGCACAACGTCCACGAGCTTCATCATGAAATCATGCTTGTAAGGATACGAATCATGAAAGTTCGCGCGGATGTATTCTTTCGTGAATTTCTCAAGCTCTGCAAGGCGCAGATCATCGTACCTGTAAGCGTCCTGATCATAGTGCTTCACCATTGCGCTGTGCGCAAAGTCGATAGCTTTCAGGATGGCTTTCTTGATCACGTCCTGAAAGAACTTTCCCCGTACATGGTGATACGGGTTATAGATAAAGCCGTCCCTGGAGCTATTGTCACCTTCCAGGTATTTTGGATTGCGCTCACTTGCAGGATTCCAAAAAACTATTTGCTGCCCGTTCTCCTGTACTATTTTGGAGAGATCCTCGATAGATACCTCCCCTTTGTTATATTTTTCAATTGCTTCTTGTATATTCAACAAATCACCCGCTTGTAACCATATCTGCCATTATTATCTCGCTCCTGAAATATATATCATACCAGTCCTTGAAATCGTACTCCTTGCGAGCAAGCCTCAAAGCCTGCTTTTGCCTGTCTGTATAATACGAACACTGCACTCACAGGCGACAGGGGCAGCGTCTACGTTGCACCCGTTTGTCATTTCTGCAAAGAATCCACTTATCAACTTTGTAAAATATCACCGCTCCCGCAAGATTCGCTATCGCTGCTGCCGTCCAGTATCCTGCAAATGCAAAGTATGCAGTTGCCAGAGCCAGGATCGGGGTGCTCAACTGCCACCTAAGGAGATAGAGAAGAAAGCGGTTCATAGCGGTTTTGGTTCTCCTGTATATTTTCCGTTCTGCAATCTCAAATCGACTATGAAGCTGCCTTTTGGTATGCTGCCCCTTGGTGCTCTTTTTTTCTCAAGTACAGGCAGCCACTCTTTTCCCAGGAATATCACAATGTCACCACTGCCGCATGGTTGCACTGTATCAGGTGCCCGAAAAGCTCGCCCGGGTATGGCAGGAATCCGTACTGCAGCGCAAAATCAGCCTGACCGCACAACATGATAGCATTGCGTTCAGGCGTACCGTTCTGACACTGCATTATGAAAATATTGCAATCCGGGACGATATCGTACATCGAGAGCATGATCACATATTCGCTAACGCATTCCTCAGTCCTGCAAGTGCAAGACCTGCTAAGAATAGCTCGTAGCCTTTTTCCGCGTTCCCTTCTACCATGACGTAGTACGCAGCGCCTGCAAGTGCAAGACCTGCTGCAATGTATGTTTTATAGCCTTCTAACATTTGTATCACCAGGAATAACATTATAATGTGTAGTCATAAAGCTGAAAAAAGCAACAGCTTTACAATGTGAATTCACACCAGCGTTTCACCTCATCCCCTATAAGCAAGAAATCCCTCTTGTTGGTCAAATCCGCTACTTTTATTTCATTATACGGATCATCCCCTCGGACGATGCACACCTCAATTTTATAATTAGTATCTATTGAATTAAAGACATTAGATAATATTCTCAAAACCTCTAATTGAGAATAAGGCATGTGTTCAGTGATGTGTTTAGATTCGATCAACCGTATAGCTTTTTTAGAGCGTTTGAATTGCAGACAGTCAATATTTATAACAGTCATCTCTTTTGAGAGGCTGTTCAGGTATTTGTTAAAATCAGAGCCGAAATAATTCCGCTCAGTAAGCGACCGTGACATTCTGTACTCTCCT